GAGAGAATGTAGGTTCTGTAATTCTCTTCAGGTAGCTCCTTATTCTTATATAGAGTAACTAAAGACTCCGGGGTATAATCTGCCGCTAAAGGAACTTTGAAGCCTGTAAAAAGTTTATTACCCGTTCTAGCGTCCTTAACCACTGGGGTAACGGACAAAACAACTACCCAATCACCCTGGTATAGGAACATTACTAGCCTACCTTTGTCTATACCTGACGCCGATTTAGGCACTATATGGATTTTTAGCGGGTCGTTTCTATCGACCTGATATAAAAATCTGGTAATTGGTAGTGAAAAAAACCTCATTTGATACTCTTATATATTAGTATATAGGTAATCAAATTGAGCAAAAACATAGACATTGAAATAGTAGACTTCCTTGACCTGATAAATCATACACTGAGTAATACCTTTACAGAAAAGTGGAGACATAAGTATAGTGAAAAATTTATAAAGCATTTCCAGTTGAAGCTTCTTGACTCGATGAATAAACAGAAGCCTATAAAAAAGGAAATGCTTTATAATTATCTTACTAAGAAGTGTAAGTACTCAAAAGAACAGGTATTAAACTTCTTTTCTACTATTGATATTGATATTTACAAACCTTTTATTTACGGTCCTTTGAAGATTTCTTCTTAGCCTTTAGCTCGTCAAACTTCTTGGTACAGGTCTGTGGGTCGTTATACTCAGGACACAGACCCTTATAGGCACACCAGTTACAGAAGTCGTTCCTGCTAGGCTTTAGTTCCGCTTTCTTCTTCTTTCTGATCTTCCAGACCTCATCAACTATGTTCTTGACATGTGCATTGATCTGGGGTACGCTATACTGGACATGCACGAAGTTGTTCGTCAAGGGATAGTAATGTGCAGCCACAATATTCTTGACGGGCACATCGTACATCTTACTGACAGCATACACATAGCCTTTCAACTGTGAGTCCTGGTATAGGTCTACCTTGCTCTTCTCTCTCTTTGAAGTCTTGTAGTCTATCACCAGATAGCCTCCGTCTTTGCCTTTGATTACACGGTCAATGACGCCATTGAGAGTTATATCGTCCTTTACAGGGACCTGGAAGACTAGCTCTGTGGCGATGCTTCCCTCTAACCCAGCGTTGAACTCAAGAAAGTTACGGAAACACGTTGAATCTTTGCCCTCATACTTCTTTGATATAGTCCATGTGCCCTTCACACTCTCAGCAATCTGCTCTAGTTCCTCTTGCGTGGTGGCCTCAACGCCATCTTCAAGGACCTTATGGATGTAAGATCCAAAGTGGAGAGCCTCTGTGTTGGCCTCTTCAGGCTCTGGTAGCCTATCTACATAGCGGAAGCAATATTTCAACTGGCACTGTTTAAAAGTTTGATACTTAGATTCGGATATAGTATTTATGTACATGATTTCACCTCAGTTTATTAGAGAGTTCCTTACCAAGAATTTCTCGGATATCGGACGTTTATCTGCAAATGATCGTGAGTTTATCATGGAGTCTCCTTTTATAAGGAATGACTACAAGCGACACTGCTCCGTTAATGTAGATAGTGGTCTATGGCAGTGCTTCAAGACAGGAAGGAACGGAAACTTTGTTAGCCTGTATGCTCACCTTCAAGGCATAACCTACTTCAGTGCCCAGAAGGAACTCATTATTAAAAACTTTGATTACCTAGGTAAGCCCATCCCTCTGGGTGTCATGCCTGAGGAAAAGAGGCTGGAGCTTGACACCAGCAAGCTAATCCCCCTCAACATAGCGTCGGGCTTCTCTGACGACCCCGATGTACTGAAGGCGTGGTCTATCCTGTATGACCGCAAGCTATTCACAGAGATTAACGACACTAAGGCAGAATACTTCCTATGCAAAGAAGGTAAGTTCGCCAACAGGATTATTATTCCCTTCTCCAAGGACGGTATGGTTTTTTACTTCCAAGCTCGCGCTATGGGAGACGAGAAGCCTAAGTACCTCAACCCATCCACTGAGATCGCCCCCAAGTCATCAGACATCCTGTACCCCTACCGTGAAGACATGGGTATGCTTGTTGTCTGTGAGGGGCCTCTGGACGCCATCTCATTCCAGCTACAGGGAATTAACGCCACCGCCACGATGAAGAATATCGTCAGCCCGAGGCAAGCAGAGGCGCTGGCTACCTTCGACGGGGATATTGTCCTTGCTTTCGATAACGACACTGCGGGTGAGCGAGGATTCGAAGCTTTTGACAGGTTGAGGAAAGAGCGCCTGATGGACGAGTTCTTTGTTTGTAAACCTCCTAAGGGCTACAAAGATTGGAACGAGGCGCACAAGAACGGCCATGATCTTGGCAATCATCTTGTAGATAACATGGCCCTTTATGATTTTGAGTATAAGATGTTCAACGAGATCAACTTAATGTGAAGTACAGGGGCGGCGTAACGATAAGTTCCTTAAGTAAGTTGTACTTAAGAGTTAACCTGTACTGCCCAGTTAAACCTCCAAAATCTGCCACGTTAGCGTGAGTAGCAAGCGTGGTAGTATCAAAATTAAATACCAGTGTATTGTCTGAGGTAATGTCAATAAGTGCGCTGGTGTCTGAATAGCCAGACACCTCAACATGAGCAGGGAGTGTTGGAGTTCCTTCGTTTATCTTTTCTATAAGAATCTGAGGGTTTATTATTGCCGACTCCTTAAAGATATTTCTAATGCTTTGGTCGATATCCTTGTTGCCTATTGTCATTTCGGTTGTTATCTTGATGTCCTCTTTTGACCCAAGAACTATATGTTTGTTAATTAGTTTGTTTTTAGTCGTAAGAAGTACAGGCTGAGTAGTAACAAAGAAAGTATCATCATAAAGGTGGAAATCGTTTATGAGAGACTGATAGGTAGACCCTTCAGCAAGCATAACAGTCCATACGTCAATGTAATCTCTTACCGCACTAGCAGAATTTTCTACAACTATAGAAGATCCATGTAGGTTGTACACCCCACTGATGTCCTGCGTGCCGTCTAGAACGACAACGTACTCACCCTTGGAAACTCGGTAAACTCCGCTTGTAGATGCAATATCCGTACTCGGATTGTATCCTGATGGGTCTTGTGCAGGAAAGCCTCCATCTTCGCCCGAAGGAGCAAAGTTCATTCTAACGATACCTGAAGCGATTCCTGAGGAAATTAGGTTTTCATCTAGAATGGTGCTTGGAGTGAAGTTGGCAGACTTGTCAAATACTGTTACTGCACTAATATCATACGGATCAACGTACTCACCATCATTTATGAAAAAGGCTCTGAGGCCCACCTTTTGTAGCACCGTGGGCCTATTGTTTCTATCTACTAAGCTATTTCCGTTTAATTGCATTTGATTCCCTCTCGGCGTCTTCGCGCAGAAGTTTGAGGAATATAGTCCTCTCTAAGCGAGTCATCTCCTTTACGTCAGAATAAGTAAAGTTAGCTCGCTTTACCAATATATAGGCTTCTAGAAGCAGAGAATCTAAATCAATTATCTGTTCTAGCTCACGCCGAAAAAATTTGCTGTTATTGGTAGGTCAATGATTGACACCCCTCCGCAGGATTTACACTTAAGTTTAACTTTGGTATCCACACCGAAATCTAAGTTAAAGGCGGAAAGAATGGTCTTTATGTCTACTAATGGCAACCTGTTCAAAACCTCAGCAATAATTGCTTTGTCCGTGTGGCCGTCTATTGATTCCACAAAACGCCATAATCCATCAAGAGAATCCTCAGCGTTAGCTAAAAGTTTTTCGTCACTAACTCTAGGAAGACGAACATTTACTTCTTTTTTTGCTTTGGGGAGCTTGACAATGACAGGCTCAGTAAACTCGTCTGGAACTTCGTGAACCAATAGTTCGGAAAGTTTTATTGTTGTTGGGTTTTCTGTAGAGCAGTGACTGCAAGCCAAAAGAGTCTCATACTCGTCACCGTAAGAAATTTCTCTCAATTTCATGATGAGGTATAGTTTATCGAATGATAAAAGCTTTGTTACGGAAATTCCATCCAAGCAGCGATCCAGAAGTAGGTTAATGGGATCCTCTGTCTTTGCACTAATTAATTGCTTCTCATCCTCAAATGTCATGGGCCTCAAAGTAAGTACATGATCTTCTTCTAAATCATAAACTTTATTTCTAGAGGGAAGATACACTTGAACTTCCGTATCCTCTGGGACATCACTCAAAATATCGTTGATTATATCTTCTTTAGATTGCATAAATAAAACTCCTAATTATACTATAATAGTATGATGGAAATACTAGTAGGAGTACAAAAGAGTCTTATCAAGACAGATAATCCAGAGCTATTAAAGGCTCTGGTGGATCTGTATTCGTT